ATCGACTTAAAGTCGTCAATCTGCTTTAACGCTGGGGCAGCAGCATCTTCCCCAACAAGATTAACTAATTGCTTTTTAAGATCATTAAATTGTTTAGGTTCATAAGTGTTATACCAACCGTAAGGCATTAACTCCATATACTTTTTATCTAATGCACTTGCTTCTTCTTGAGATAATTTTTTACTATATATAGTGTTTTTAATTGTTTCTAGCATTTGGTCTCTAGCATCGCCATATTTAGCCACTAAGCCTTGCGCATAGTTCATTCTGCTTATTTCAGAATCTTCGGCAATTTGCATTTGTTTCTCGTACTCATTCCAATCTTGCCGTTTTTCAGCAGATTTGGCTTTACGCATTGCTTCTCTATATTCCCTTGACCCACCAATCTGAGCATAACCAGATGCCGTTTCTGCGCCATGACCTTGCATTGATACAGCATTAAGTGCTGCAATCTCCTCATCCGTTTTACCTAATTTCTTTAAAAAATTAATTGATTCAGGATCGGTTGACTTAACCATCATTGATGCTGGTGGGTTTTGCGGATCACGAGCAAAGAAAAACCCTTTTTTAGCACTTGCAGCGCCCGTAGCCTCACCAAGCAAATCTTGTCTAAACTTAGTAATATCACCAGTTGAACCGTGATACCAATCATTTTCATACCCTTGTTGAAGCATCCTTGTTGTTGGATTTGCAGATTCTCCAAGCGCAAGCGCCCTTTCTTCAGCAAGACGAATAGCTTCTTGTTGCGGATATTGGAATGATTGTTTACCAGAAGGCGGTACAGCAAACATTGGTTGTGGAGTAACAGCACCCAATAAGGTATTAGGTCTCTCACCCAACATGGTGGCGTTTAATTCCTCGCCCACCAATCTCGCACCCTTTTGGGCAACCTTGCCACCAGCCAATGCCACCTGTCTTGCCAATCTCGCAGCTTGTAAAGCCTCCATAGGAGACATAGGCACAAATGACCCAACAGTACCCGCCACCTGTTGAGCAGGCCCTTGTGGCGGTAGAGGCAATGTCTGCATCAATTGCTGACTACCGTAAGGCACTTGCTGTTGAGGAGCATAGTTCACATCCCCATAAACCTCCATCGGATTAGGAGACCTAAACATATTCAAGATGTCAGAAGGCGTACCCATCGTAGTAGCCAACCTACCCCTCAAGAACTGTAACGGCATCTCCGCAGACGCTACAGGATCATTGAACTGACGGTTACGTCTAAGTTGTGGGTAATACCCAAACGCTGCACCTAGCGCGTTCTGGCCTTCTGGAGTCAATGCGTTGTTTATAGGCATAGGGCGATCTTAATATAAAAAAATTAAAAATTGTTCACGAGTGCACCGTTCCTGTGACCTTTCCTCGTCGGTCCTCCCCCCCCCCTTCGGTCTGGATGGTGGATGGGCATGGGGCGCTCGAGGTCATTTATCCACAGAGCCATCGCCTAGTTGTCCACAATCGGTAGGATTTCCCTCACCTTATTCACAATCTTGCTTACAAACCTGTGCATAACCGATAAAGAACTTTACATAATGAACATAGTGTGAAGTAGCCATACGCTTTAGTTCTCGTTCTTATCCCTGATGTCAGTAACATTACCTCTGTCGTGCGTTACCCTTGCTTGTGCCTCGTTAATGGCGTCTATTACGCTGATTCGTTGGTCAACAACACTGACATCTATCCTGTCTCCATAGGTCTTGGGTTTTAACTTACTGGCTATCCACTTGCGTGTATCAACCCTCAGTCTTTTGTTCTGCACCCAAGCGTTAAGGGAAGCGCCTTCTAAGCCCTCTGGTGGGTCTTCGTCAGCTAGTTCTAGTATCTCTTCAGCCAACCTATCTGCGCGATGCTGTAGCGCTCTCTCGTAGGCTTCTCGAAACACTACGTTGTCTTTGATCATCATCCGAGCCGATGTGTGGCTTGGCATACCAGGCGCTTTAAGTACGCTGCTCAAACTCTTGCCATCAGCTATACCCTCGACTACTACATTCCAGATCGGGTTCTCCAAAGAAAAAGGCGATGGCTGTCCTGCTGGTGGTCTGCCTGCGTTACTCTTCTTTTGTAGCGTTGTAATCATTTATGCCTCATGCGCGCGCGTAGTTAATCAAATTATGAGCGAAAAGCGCTTTGGTTGTCTATTCTCATTTTTTCTGTGTTTGTCAAAAAAAGCGTAGAAGCGTCAATCCATCTTGATCACTCCTACCTAAACTTGGCAACTGCTCTTACCAATCTCTCTTCTACTATCCTCTACCTAATCCCAATACCGTTCTGCCTTACTAATGCTTTTTTACTACTCTGATTGGGAGTCGATAACCGTTCACATAAAGCAGTGTTCTGTACCCGCACAACACAATTAGTTTAAGTACAAAAGGCGCTAACCCTTATTCGGTTACCAACACAGATAGAGACTTAATCCCTATTTGTCTTGGCATTTTATCCCTCTCTTTTGTAACTCTACCAAAGTTTTGGCATGTGCGTTATCCCACATCATCTGCCTTTCCTCTTTCGACAAGCACATCCCTTGATCCAGTTCGGCATGGCAAGAATAGCAAAGCGCTGCCGTGAATTCATCACTTGCCTTAATTCCCCTTCCCTTGCCATGTTTTGCCCAGTTACTGTGAGCAGCTTGGGTTTGCCCTTCCACTCCACAGTGCTGACAAGGCAGTTCTGCAACATTCTTTAGGTGCGCTTTGCTCCTGTAATATTTAAACTTGGGGTTTGATGCCATGTTCTGCCCCCCAAGCGTATAAGAATTCCACAAAGTCGCTTGCTTGCTCCTTAGTGAACTTGCGTGTTTGCATCCCTAGTTGCACAATGCCATCGCCCGACAAATTAGGGATTACTACGCCCGTTTTTATTCCGTTGTCCTTACAAAACTGGTCAACCAACAACCTTTTCCAATCCTCAGATGACCACTTAGCACCCATGTGGCTGGCTTGTTTGGCTATCTCATCAATCATGGCGTGATACTTCAGTTCCTGTTCTCTGGTCTTATCCGTTGCCTTGATCTCCAACACCAAATGCTTATTCGAACTCAATGCTGTCAGCACCTTTGGCCATAAATTAACCATCAGCGCTTTAGCTTGGTTTTCACTTGTTAGTAGGTATTTCATTGTTTAAAGAGGCTATTGCCTGCTCTAAAAGGTCTATTGCGGCATCCCAATAGCCAGCCTTGGCTAGTTCTAGGGCTTTTTTTAGTAGTTCTTTCATTCAATCTCCGCAAAAACAAGGAATAGTGTCATCAGAAAACATTTGCATTTGATTTTTGCTAAATGTTTGTATTTCTTGGTAACTTGTAGAGTTTTTGCGAAATGTAATTAATGCTTTATTCTCAAATTTTGAGTGTTCTTTCATTTTGTTTTCCATTTCTATCCACCAAGTTGCTCTTTCTGGCTTGTCTTGAATCAAAGTTACCAAGGTTGCATCGCCCTTCATAAAGCACAAATCACAGTTAGAAAGTTTGTTTTGTCCAACTTTTGGTAATTGAAGGTCAAAACTGTTGTTTTCCCAAAATTCGGCTATGTCGGCACTTTTGATTCCAGCCTGCGCCAATGGACACATGGCAAGCCCAACTTTAGCCACCCGTCTAGGCTCATCAGCCCTAATTCCAACTAAATGCTGGTCATCATCAATGTCCAAATTTATACTTTTAAGGTATCTGCGTATGGCATTTATTTTTAATTCTGAAGTGCAAAACCGCATAAAGTTGTTCGGCAACATCTTTTTATCCATAATCATTGCTTCAAATGGCTCACCATTTCTGCTTGCTGTCTCAAAATTAACCTTTTTAAACTTAGGTTTGTCAGAAATATATTCGAGCCAATGGATTTGAATTCCCCAGTTTTTCTCGCAATCTGAGATAAATTGCAAAGTTTCTTCTGCCTCTTTACCTGTATTGGCAAAACAAACAATGGCATCTTCTGGCAGTTTTCCACCATGAGCCTCAATGATGCGGTAAAGCATATAAGCCGAGGTTCTACCTCCAGAAAAACTAATAACTGTTGGCTCGTTAATTAAAAAAGGATTCATTCTGTCTCCTGTACCATAATGTTTGCACCAGATTCTTCGGCATACACCTTTTTGATGTGCGCTTCAACTATTTGGCTGTCATCAACATAAACAATCCCGTTCATGGCATCAGTAATGCTTTTGTAAACATTATCTAAATCTATGCGTTTGGGAAATTCCAAACCCAATAAACAAGCCTCCTTGCGCTTTTTTGAATAGGATGGGGGAACGGCATACCGAAGGTATAAAAACACGGTTAAAGCCCCTTTTAAGGGCTCTGTTGCCCCCATTGCTTGCCTTGCCTTGAACCCTACTAGGGTTTCGTACTCCAAAGTCTTGGAATCGGTATAAGTCTGGACAAACTGTCCCCGTCTGGCAAACCTTGGTCTGCCCTTTGGAACAGGATCGCCATCAACCGAGAATGTCACTACTAGCGTCATTTTGTTCCTTTTGTGCGTGTTCGTATCCCATTTCCCATGCGTTGATAGCAAAAATAATGGTGTTGACATCACAGTTTGCTATTTTCAGCATTTCAATCATTTCGTCTTTGCTCATTGCGTAGCTCCCTCAGTCTTTCCACAATCAAGATACCGAGAGTAGGAAAATCTGACCTCAGCGCTTTGCTCATGTGCCTTGCATGGTCTATCGATCCCTCGTTCATCGCCATCAGAGCGTAATGTTGGGCTAAATATTCCACAAAGGTCACCTGTTGCATATAAGGCTTGATTTGTGACAAATATGGACATGGGTTCTCTGTAGGTTTTGATGCGGTCAAGGATGGCATGGGCTTCAGTTTTAGTCATACAAATAAAAGTTCCTGTTTGTTAACAATACCGCCAGAGTCATAATGTTTTGAATCTCCCTTGGGATATGGCATAACGAGATATTTGAGTTTTGAATTAAGTTCTTTTTTATCTCGTTTATTGCCTACAAAGTAAATATATCGGTGTTTTCTAGAGCGTTCCGTGTAATAGAAATCATCTCCATGTTCTGCTTTAATCTCCTCTAAAGTCATGCCATCGCTTATTGTTTTTGAGTGTTTATGCTCTTGGCCTTTAATAGTCCAATCAACCCTGTTGGCTGATAACCCCGTATACAAAAAGTTTGTCGATTGATATACATAACCTACATGGCCTTGGGCTGTATCAGCATAAGAAACCACAATTGATGGCTTGGGCAATAGCTTCATACTGTTAGCCACCAAGAATGATGCCCAGTTCTTTTCATTGGTTTCTAAGCAAACTCTGTTTAGTTCCAATACCTTACTGGAATACTCTTTCCCACAGATACCCATACACAAGGCGGGCGAGGCGGGTATTCCATAAGTTATGACACCAACAAGGCTTGATTCCTCATATAAGCCAAAGGCAAACATGATTTGTGGCATACGCTTGGCATAGTGCTTTTGAAGCAACCAAGGTTCAGTCTCTTCGTTTTTAATAGGTAGAACTTTCAAAAGTCCTCCTTTTCGTACCACTGTTGTACGGTCTGGCTAACAGGCTTGGCAACAATAGGCTTTTTGTAATCGGCAGAGTTCTTTTCCCATTGGTGCTTGGAACACTTAGGTTTATTACCGCTTATGTGGACTGACCACCGACTTGGGCAACCTGGCACAGAACACATAAGGCGTTGCATTTCGTCAAAACCGTTATCTTGACTTTGGTTGTTTTTAAAATTAGTTAGTGCCATGATATTTTCCTTCTACAATTTTTGCGAAATTACTGGGTTTAAGAATCCACTCTAGGTCTGCCACAAAAGCGCGACCATCTTTGCTGTTGACCTTGCCTGTCAAGAAACGAGATGTGCCGATGTGGTCAAAGAACTCTGCAAACCAACCAAGAATGTCTGGTGCGCCTATTTCTTTGGTCTTGGATAGTTCGTCAGCTACTTCCCTCCACCTCTGCCGTAGATAGCCCTTACGGGCATCGTTCCATACCTCCACCTTGCGTAGCGTTGGCAAATGCTTGTGATAAAGGTCTATGACCCCTTGGTGGTTACATTTTGGTAAACCATTTCCTATCTCTGGTTCACCGCTAGGTGGACATATAGATATATCTGGTTTATGGTTAATGGTTATTGGTTCTTGGTTTATGGTTGGTTGAACATCCGTTGAACGGGCGTTGAACCTTCGTTCAGCAGACGCTTTACCAGCCTTAGACGCTTGTTCAATCTTCGAGTGGTAATGCTCTATTTCTTTGTTAGCTCTAGGACTGACAAACCCATCTACTGTGGACAAAAAGAACTCGTCAAGAACAGACAAAACTTCTTGTTCGTGTTCACGCATCCCAATCTGGCGAGCTATGTTGTGTTGTTTGATTGGCTTTTCGTGGAGATAGTAAAAATCCAAAAGCCTTCGATAAGCAATGTCCTCAATGACGGACAAATGGCTTGTATGTGACTTGTAGTCACCTATGTGAAATTGGTAATAGTGCATAACCTTACGTTCTCGGTTGTCGTTACTCACAAGGAAACTATGGCAGGGCGGTAACGAATCGCCTTTTCCCCCGCTAAGGGTAGCCTAGCCTCCATCATACATTCTAGGCAAACCAACTTGGCTTAAGCAACTGCAACTGCCATATCCTCTGTTGAGGAACAGTTACCCATTGGGAAACAGCAGCTTGGCTGATGCCTAATAGTTTGGCAAGGTCACGCTGTGAGCCTGCTAATGCAATAAACTTTTGTTTTTCCATAAGCAAGATTATACATAAGTTGCCTAAAAACCACACTAAGGAAACTACTTACAAAATAATTGTTGACATAGCGATAAGTGCGCTTATACTTCTTCCATGCCCTAGCAAAACGCACAGGGTCTTTTAAGGAAATCAAATGACTGCATACACAAAGTTAACTGCTAAACAGCACATGGTAATGATGGACTTCTTGTCTACTGCCAAGACAAATGGAATCAACAGACTGTGTGCCTGTGTTCCTTCTAGCCACCCAATGTTCAGAACCAACCAAGTGCGTCAAATTAGAGTCGCAACAGATGCTATCGCTTGGGGATTTGACGAACTTGGAAACAGAACCCGCCTTACCCCAGACCTCCGTGTTTTACAAGATTAAACCAAACGGGGCGCAAGCCCCATTAAGGAAACACATGAACTACCCCACCCAACACCCAGACTTAGACCAAATGATTTGTGAGCACCACGATGTGCCTGGTCAAGACCTTGAATGTTACTTTGAGGCATACACAGGAAACCTCTGGTTTGTGTATGTCAATGGTGGCGAAATCCACGAACTGTTACGCGACACAGTAATCCAAACCCTAGAAGAAGCATACACCAAGGCTTGCAAAGAAGAAGCCTACAACGACAAACTTGATTCAATGATTGCTAACTACGAACTTAAAAAGGAAATGTCATGAAACTCGACAAATACTCTATCCACGCTATTGATGGACCGTACAAGGTCACTCCATCCTTGGCTGACAAGGTGATCTTTTGGTTGTCTGGCTTTGGTGCAGGCTTTATCTTTGCTTTACTTATCACAGGAAACTAAATGAAAAACATCTCTACGGCATTGGTCAAAGCGCAGAAGGCATTTGCGCCTGCTTTAAAGACCTCTACAAACCCTCATTTCCGTTCCAAGTATGTTGACCTAGCATCTTGCGTTGACAGCGTTATAGGGGCTTTAAACGACAACGGTATTTTCCTATTCCAGACCACATCAGAACACACAGACGGCATCATCTGTGAAACCAGTTTTCTCCACGAGTCTGGTGAGCGCCTAGATTGTGGCAAGTTGTTCTTCCCAGCCCCCAAGCACGATCCCCAAGGGTTCATGTCGTGTTTGACTTACATCCGTCGTGCGTCTTTGATGGCCGCCACATCGCAAGCCCCAGAAGATGATGACGGTAACGCTGCCACAAAGAAACCAGTAGCCAAAGAAGAAAAAGCAAACCATAACCTGATGCAAGACCACCTGACCGCTATTAGTGAGTCCACCACCTTGGAAGAGTTACAGACACGATTTAAAGAGGCTTATAAGTCGGCAGGGACTGATAAGGAATGGTTAGAGGCAGTAACCGCGGCTAAAGACATGATGAAAAGGAAACTCAAATGACTGAACAAATAGAACAACGCACTGAGGAATGGTTTAAAGCCCGTCTGGGCAAGGTAACCGCCTCACGAGTAGCAGATGTGATCGCCAAGACCAAGACGGGTTACAGCGCAAGCCGTGATAACTACATGGCGCAACTTATTTGCGAAAGATTGACGGGTCAACAAGGTGAATCGTTTACCAACAGTGCCATGCAGTGGGGGGTTGACAACGAGCCACTTGCGGTCAGTTGTTACGAAAATGCCAAAGATTGTTTAACTGAAGCTGTTGGGTTTGTTAACCATCCAAAGATTGCAATGGCTGGCGCGTCCCCTGATGCCCTCGTGGGTTTGTTTGGAATCCTAGAAGTGAAATGCCCTCAGACGAATACGATGGTGGAAACACTTTTGTCTGACAAAGTTCCATCCAAATACATTCCGCAAATTCAGTGGCAGCTTCGCTGTTGTGAGCGCCAATGGTGCGACTTCGTATCCTTCGATCCAAGGCTGCCCCAAGACCTTCAATTGTTTGTAAAACGTGTCGAGTTTGACGCGCCTTATGTAGCAATGCTAGAAGAAGAGATTATTAAGTTCCTTGCCGAACTAGATGACAAAGTAAATAAATTAACCAACTTGAAAGCAAAAAATGTCTAAAACCCAATACGAAATCAGCGTTATTACAGGTAAATACACCAACAAAGACGGTCAGGAAAAGAACCGCTATTTGCGTATCGGATCGGTAATTGACACCAAGAACGGTCCTATGATCAAGTTTGATTGCATCCCAGTTGTGGAAGGTGGTTGGTCAGGTTGGGCATACATGAATAAACCTAAAGACCAAGCGTCCAAGGGCGATTTTGATGACGTTGAGTTTTGAGCAGCGCAAAAAGGATTGGTGGGAGTGGCATAAAGCCAATCCCGAGGTCTGGCAATACTTTGAGAAGTTTTCCCTAGAAGCTATCAAACGGGGTAGGAAAAAGATCAGCCATTGGCTAATCATCAACCGAATCCGTTGGGAGGTTTCTATCATCACCACAGGTGAAGACTTCAAAATAAGTAATGATTACATTGCCTTTTACGCTCGGTTATGGATAGCCCTATACCCTCAGTACAAAGACTTATTCACAATTAAGAAAATGATTGGCGAAACATGACTAAACACTTTATGACTGAGACACCAGAAGAGCGCGAAGTCTTTAGCGCTATGGAGCAAAGCTCTGTGAGGCGCGAAATCATACGAACCACTAGGCAAGAAAAGATTAGCAAGCCTGGTGTGTATGAAAAGTCTGTGGCTATGCCTGATTACTTGCACTTAATGGAAGAACTAGCCATTGCTCGGATGTTAATACGCGAGTTGGGTGACCGATTGGCTAAGTTGGAGGCTAAATGACACGACACATAGGCATATCAGTGCCACACCGCAAAGTAGAAGAAGATGATGACATCCAAGACTACAAGAAACCTTGGGTTGGGTTGACCGAGAAAGACATCCAGTTTCTTGACCTTGCCAAATATATACATATTGTCAGGATAGTAGAAGCCAGATTAAAGGAACTCAACGCATGAGCTACATAGTGGCATCGTTGCCCCCTATGAAATGCTTTGTAAAACGCGAGTTTTTGTACAACGACCACAAAGGTCATGGAGAGTTAGAGCCTGCTATCTGGGTTAGCCTTAAAGCGTTGCGAGGTCAGGTGTTTCGCATTGAGTCACTACTGCCTAACTATGGTGCTTTGTATGACAAGCTACCCATCCATGCCTATGTGTGGAAAACAGAACATGGCGATCTGCCTATTGACACTTTGCAGTTGTGGGATTGCATGGGCTATCGGTTCACAATCATCGAGAAGATTGGCTTGCGTAACTTGGGCGTAAAGTTTCTTGGCAAAGACAAGCAGTGGCATTTTGGTCGCTACTTGTTTACTGTGGACTTTTGTGCTGATGGCATGGACTTGGATACAGGCTTTACGGAGCAAGCAGAAGAGCATAAATCTTTTAACTGGATTGCTTTAGATAACGGGCAGTTTGCTTGCCAGCCAAACAATCGTTGCTTGTGGTATGACCAGAGCCTTATTCCCGCCGACACAAAGTTCCCTGACTTCCAAGCCGCCCAAAGGTTTTGGACAGTAGACGGCACACGCAAGTGGAGTGCGGGGGATGACTGGTTTTACGATATCAAGGAGAAGAACACATGAGCGATTCATACGATGACTACGAAGCCAAAATGCAACTTGCAGAACATGCATGGGAAGTGCAAGAGCAAAGACGCAACTTCCGCACAGAACTATGGACAACGAAAGATGGGGGGAGGGTAGCCATCAAGGACATGGAAGACAGTCACTTGTTTAATGCCTACCGACACAGCCAAGACAAATTGTTGTTTCGTGAAATGGTGTTGCGTTTGTTTGAAGCCAAACTCAAGGGGAAGAACACATGACAGTCAAGATACCCGCATGGTCGTTCTCGTCCATAAAGACGTTTGAACAATGCCCAAAGAAGTTCTACCACTTGAAGGTGGCTAAGGACTTCCAAGCCGCCCAAAGGTTTTGGACAGTAGATGGCACTCGCAAGTGGAGTGCGGGAGATGATTGGTTTTACGATATAAAGGAGAAAACATGAACGCATTCCACCCTGATTACATAAAAACTTACCACCCAGAATTTAATAATTTTTTTAAGAGCCAACAAGCCCTAACCGCAGAACGCGAGATGGCTAAACGCACAGTAAAGCCTAAACAGTTTTATGTGTTTGCCCAAGCAACTAAACCTAGAATGAAATTCTCAAGACTATGATAGAAAGCATCCTAATCATTATTGCTTTGCTGTTGTCTGGCGCTATTGTCGGAGTCGGAATAATCATTGCCGTACTCTGGTTTAGCGTAGAAAAAGACTAAGCGTGGTACTGGGCTTCCGTTAGGATACCTTGCTTGTACTTGCCTTCTGGCTTAAAGATAGTCAGTTCTTGCTGGCGCATCTCAGGCGCAAATGATATGTGCATCCAACGCCCATACTCGTGGA